TATATTCACTGCTCGCCAGTATTAATATAAACTAGCGGTTTTCACAACCCAGTTAGTCTTAGGAATTTTCCTGAGATTGATTGGGTTTTTTATTTTCTGATAAAAGGATTTCTTTATGATTAAAAAGAGAAAAAAAATTTATGGTCTGAAAAGGCAAAACGAAGCTAGGGTGAAAGTACGAGACTCTTTAAGGAATGTAGCAGAGTCCATTGTTAGTAGAAGTACGCTTGGTGGCTATCTTGGTCAGAGTTACTGGTCTTCTGATGGTTCCGGAGCCAAAAGGGATATCTATAAAGCTCTTGGTTATAAAAAGAATTTAGTATTTGATGATTATTTGGCTAAGTATACTAGAAATGAATTGGCCTCTACATTAATAGAAGCTCCTGTAGAACAGACATGGAAATTAAAGCCTAGGATTGTTGATCAGAAGAAAGGGGAGAAAAGCGTTTTTGAGAAAGATTGGAATGTGATTCTTAAAGAACACAAAGTATGGCATTATCTTTCTAGGGCTGATAGGATTTCTGGAATAGGAAGATATGGAATTCTGTTTTTAGGATTAGATGATGGTTTAAATCCTAAAGAAGAGGCAAAGAAAGCAAAAAAACTTTTATATCTTAGACCGTACTCCGAGGGAAGTTTGAGTATACAGGAATGGGAGAATAATCCTAAGAGTGAGAATTATGGTAAGCCAAAGATATATAAAGTTACAGTATCTAGTAATCAGGGATCAAAGGCTACTCAGACTATGGAAGTACATTGTTCCAGAGTTATTCATATAGCAGAGGGATTATTGGATGATGATATTTATGGTACTCCTAGATTGAAGACGGTATTTAATAGATTGCAAAATATAGAATTAGTGTCTGGCGGTTCTGCTGAAATGTTCTGGAGAGGGGCTTATCCGGGGTATGGTTTTAAGGCAGAAGAAGGAGCTACCTTTGATGAGGATGCCTTAGATGATCTTGAAGATGAGATTCAAGATTACCTACATGAGTTACGAAGATATATGAGGTTACAAGGAATAGAGATAGAAGAACTTGCTCCTCAAATTGCAAGTCCTAAAGATCATTTTGATATATTGATTACATTAGTAGCTGCTGGGAAGAAAATACCTAAGAGAATTCTTCTTGGAAGTGAGAGAGGTGAACTTGCTTCTAATCAAGATGAAAGAGCTTGGTTGGATAGAATGGCAGTAAGGAGATTAGATTTTGCCGAGCCGATAATCTTGCGTCCTTTTATAGATAAACTGATTAAATTTGGTATTATTAGACCACCGACTGATAATAAATATGAAATTGAATGGGTTCCTTATTATAGTCTTGATCCTAAAGATGAAGCTCAAGTTAAAAAGGATATGATGGAGGTTGTGGTTAAGTATAAGAGTACTCCTGGTATAGAGGAGTTACTGCCTCCTGAATTTTTCTTGAGAAAGTGGCTGGGTTTGAGTCAGGATGATATTGATGAGATAGAAAGGTTATTGATGGAAACGGAAAAGTACTCAAGAGAAGAAGAAGATGATTTGGAGAATGGAGTAGTTTGTGAATGTCTTAATCCAGAATGTGGTAAAGTGGTAAAGCTTGAAGAAGGAGAACATTGTGCTACTACTCCATGTCCTGAGTGTGGGGGGATTATGAGAAGGAAGAGTCGTCCAGGACAGGGACAAGAATAAAAAAGTTACTTTAGATGAGATGGTTGCTTTAACAACTGATAATTTAATCTTACAAAAAGATGCTAATTGGGATGGAAGAATAATAGCTATAATATTAAGAAAAATAGATGCACCAGGAGATTTTTAAAATGAAAGTCGAGAGATTATGGCTTTTGAGCGAGTTACAAAGATATTGGCCTGATAGAAAACCTTACTTAGGAGATTCTAATTATTGGCTGCCTTCTCTTAGAGAAGTTGAAGATCTACTTCTAAAATCTTGGGTAGATCAATATAAATGGATGAATGAAATTTTCGATTGTGATGATTTTGCTTTAATTGTCCATGCTTGGGTAGTACAGGAAAGATATAAGAGGCGTCAAGAAGAAGGAGAAAAAGAGGAACTTAAATATCCTTGGGCTTTTGGTGAGGCTTGGGGAAGTAAATTAAAAGGAGAATATACAAGTCATGCAATTAATGTTGTCATTACACGAGATAAAGGAATCTATCTGGCAGAACCTCAGGACGATCATATTTGGGCTGCTAATCCTGACAATGATATTTTGTATTACATCAGGATGTAAAACTACAGATAGCTCCTATGATAAATGGCCTATTGATAGAGGGCCTTATTTGGTTTTTGGGGAATAAGTGAAGGAGGAGATTATGGGAAATATATTAACGAAATGTCCTAAGTGTGGGGCTAATAATGATAGTGAGGGAGAAGGAGCGGGATTTCTTAAAGAGATTACTTGTTCTTTTTGTGGTTTTGTATATAAAAAGGATATAAGAAAGTTTCTAGTTACTACTCCTGATCCTAAACCAAAAGATTCTAATCATCCTTGGAATACATTGGGAGTTAGTTAATTTGAGAAATTGGAGGAAGATTCATCTCCCTGTATTGGTATTACAAGGATTGGTATATCGTTGTTTTATTATTTTATGTAACATTATTTTTTTCCTGGTAGGGATTAAGTCTACTGGAATAGTCGGACAGATTAGTTTCTGGGAGATTCTTTGGTATGCTTTGGTAGTAAGTCTTAGTTGGAATCTGATTAATATGGGTTTGTATTATTTATATCATTATATTTGGGCTAGACGATTTAAATTAGGTAAATAAATGGAATTTAATCTTGCTATTGATTATAGAAATGTAGAAAGGAAGCAATCTATCTTTTCCGTATTGAGTAAGATAGACCCTTCTCATACTCTACCTATAAAGAAAAGATTTATAGATGAGGTAGAAAAGAGGTTTAATTGGCTGATAGAGTTGATTGAGAAAGGTATTGGCGAGCAGGATCTATTAGGATTGAATAATGAAGGATTGACAGTTAGCGAAATAATATCTGTAGATAAGGCTCTGGGGAAGTTAGCCGAAAATAAATATACATTTAAGACATCTGCTCAAAAAATTGATGGTTTTATGGAATGGCTTGACGATATGGAGAATGCTGGGATTCTTGAAACTAAACTCATGCCGGGAGTGGGAAGGATAGGAGCTAAAGTTCCCTGGACGGATACTTATATACAAAGTGCCTACCAGCAAGGAATATATGATTCTAGACAAGCTATGAAAAGTCGTGGAGTGGATATTACTTTAAGAGATCCAGATCCTACGAAAGATATGTTTGTAAGTTTTAATCAGCCTTTTCATTCAGAGAGGTGTTTTATAAGTCCTTTAACTCCCATATATACTTTAAAGGGATGGAAAAAGATAAAAGATGTAAAGGTAGGAGATAAAGTTCTAACCCATAAAGGGAGATTTAAAAAAGTTACTAAATTAATAAGAACTCCAAAACAATTGCCTAGAACTGTTAAGATACAAATTAAAGATTCTTCTCATAATAAAGGGAAAAGTATAACAGTTACTCATGGTCATCCCGTTTATGTTAATGGGAAATGGATTTCTGCTGAGAGAACAAAGCCAGGGGATAAGGTTAGATATTTAGCTTCTGAATGTGAAACTTGTGGGACACTGATACCTTTTTCAAAGAGGTTTTGTTCTAATAAATGCGTCCAGGAGAATAAGTTTGTTAGGGATAGAAAAAGTGAGGCTATGAAAAAACAATGGAAGAGAATGGGGAGGTATCTAAGAAAAAGATTTAAAGAGTCCTTTGAAAATGGCACTAGAGATAGGTTTGAAGCAACTAAAAAAGCAAATAAGAAAATAAGAGAAATATATGCTTCTGGAGTTCCTTTTGGATGGAGGGGAATGTCAGAAGAGGAGATGGAAGAGCTTCAAAGAAAAGCAAAAGAAGGTAGGGAACGTGTTGGTTGGGAGGGATTTAAGAATAAGAAACTTAGGGAGAAAGCTACAAAGTTAGCTAGAATTTCTAATAGAAGAAGAATTAAAGAAGGTTCTCATCCTTTTCAAAACAAAAAAGTACGTAAAAAAGCTCTTAAAAATTATTTAAGATGGATAAGGAGAGCTAAAAAGGAAAATATAAAAATAGGATTACAGGATAAAAAGACGTTAAAGAAAGCATTAAAGGCTAGTTTTAAAGTTAGATCGAAGGATGGTTTCATTTCTAAACCAGAGCAGAGAATGGGGGAAATTCTGGATGATCTTGGTATATATTATATTAATTCTTATGGAGTTAATACAGGCAAACATTATTATTTTGTAGATTATGCCCTTCCTGATTATAAATTGTTTATTGAGGTTGATGGCATCTATTGGCATGAAGGTAAAGAAAGAAAAGATAAAAAAAGAGAGAGAAGAATTATACGAGTAAGACCAGGTTGGGATTTTTTAAGATTTACTGATAAGGAAGTTTTAGATTTTCCAGAGGAGGTATCTGGGGAGGTAGATAGGTTAATAAGTAATCATAAGAAGAAATATAAATTTATTGAAATGGAGGTAGAATCGGTTAAAAAGAGAAGAGTAAAAACATCTAGAATGCTTTTTAATTTTTCAGTCGAAGATGATGAGAGTTATATAGCAAATGGTTTTGCTGTTCATAATTGTGGAGTCCTTTATACTCGCACCTTTAATGATCTTAAAGGTATTACTAAGGCGATGGATACTCAGATAAGTAGAGTTCTTGCGGAAGGGATAAGTGAAGGAAAGAATTCCCGGGAAGTTGCCAGGATGCTAGTTGATAGGGTAAATAAAATAGGTATTACCAGAGCTAAAACTCTTGCTAGAACAGAGATACAAAGAGCACATCATCATGCTAATATAAATGAGTACGAAGCAGCAGGATTAAATGGGGTAGTGGTTAAGGCTGAATGGGAGACGGGAGTAAACCCTTGTGAGATATGTGCTGTATTACAAGGAGAAGTATTTACATTGCAGGAGATAAGAGGGATGATTCCTGTTCATCCAAATTGTGCATGTATAGCACTTCCTTACCAACCTGGGATAGATAAAGTAAAACCTGCTATTCCTAGCGTAAGTGGGTGGTTACCTGATTGTGAAGTAGTACATGATATACTACCTTTTGGTTTGGAAAAAGATTTTGAATTTGTTACTTTAATGGCTAAAAAATGTTTAACTGGAACGGATAAGGCTAGAGTAAAAAGAGCTATTAAATCTCATATTCCTGCTACTAGGTTAGTACAACGACAAGCAATAAAGAATCAAGGACGATTAGCAAGGAATATAAGAGGAGCTCGTGAAGTAGGAGATAATGATCCTTTTGACGTAATGGTAGGAAGCACCAAGAATCCTAAGCACTTAATAGAAGTAAAGACGATAGTACGAGGGAAGAATAATAAAATTACTATGCATCCGGATGCTTTGGGAAGAAAGAAAGCATTCGCTGCTAAATATCCTGATGCTAAAGTTCATACAGTAGTATTTGATGATAGGGTAGGCAAGGTCTATTATAATGAAGGGGTAGGAAGTTTTAGACTTAAAGGTATGACTGAGGTTAGTGATGTGAAGGGTGTCGGGAAGGTATTCCTTATGAAATAACCTATGGAGAGAATAAACATTTAGAACCTTTGCCAGATCAAAAAAATGGTATTGTTTATGAAAGGGAGAAATAATGTCCTATGCATTATGTGATATAAATGGTTATGTTGGTGATCTTGCTACTACTATCGGACTAGAGCAGTTAGTCCAGCATGCAGAGAGAAAGAAGAAGTCTAATATTATTGCTTTCTTTGAGGAAGGATCAGCACTAGTAACACAAGTTTTACTGGATGAGATAAATTCTCTTAGACCGAAAAGCAAAGACTTGTTAAGTACAGTAAGTAATTTTCAGAAGTTAGCTGAGAAGTGTAATACTGTAATGATTATTGATCAAGGGTAGATAATGGGATGTGTTTGCCAAGAATGTGGGAGGGAGTTTAAAGTAGATTTGAATATCCCTAATAGAATATGGGAGAAGATTAAACCTGCTGGAAAAGATAAAGGAGCAGGATTGTTATGTGGATCATGTATTATGAATAAAATAGAATCTTTCGGAGAGTATGGTTTTATGGATGTCGATGAAGATTCTTTTAATGTACTAATATGAGAGTAGGGAGGTAGAGTAAAATGCCAGGTTCTACTTTTTATGTAAATCCGTATTCGAATGAACATGCTCTTAGACTTAAAGATCCCGGGGGTTTTGATAAAGATTCCTTTAGAAGGACAAAAGGTTCTGGTGATGGAAAAGTTCAAGGAGTTAAGATACCAAAAAGTATTTCTGTGATCTGGGGTAAGTTAAAAGGTAAGGCAAAACCTAGTGATCCTCCTATAGCACAGGCTTTAAGATTTCCTATTTCTACTTGGGGAAAGAAGCCTGATAAAGCAAAGAAGTGGATAAAGGATCATAATTTAAAAGGTAAATTTGAGGCAGCTAAACCAAAAGAGAATGAAGAAGAAGTTGTAGATGCTAGACTAGATAAGAAGAGTATAGAGGAAGGCCCTCATTTTAAATTTGACATGACTTCTGATAAGTCTCAGGAAGAAGTTCTTATTAACAAATTGAAAGTAGGGGAATATAAGTATGAGATAGTAGGAGACGAAACTTATCTAATAGTTCCCGGTATTATTATAGTGGAGGGAGTGCATAATAAGTATTTATATTCTGCTGGAGAATTAAAAAGGAATTATAAAGATTGGGAAGGAGTATTAATTCCTATTTTTCATCCGGAAGGAGAAAATGGAGAGTTTGTATCTGCCAAATCTGTTAAAGAGGAATGTGTAGGTAAATTCCAGAATCCTTCATGGGATGAAGATAAAAAAGGAATTAGAGGCGAGTTCTGGTTGCAGAGGAATAAGCTGACTGATGAGATGATTGAGGAAATGATTAATGGAAATATGGAAGTAAGTACAGGTTTATGGGCAACTCACGATTATGATAAGTCTGGTGAGTGGAATGATGAACCTTATATAGCTGAGCTTAGTGAAATAGAACCTGATCATGTGGCTTTATTGCCGGGACATGAAGGGGCATGTAGCTGGGCAGATGGTTGTGGTATAAGAGTTAATATAAATCAAAACAAAGGGGAGGAGGTGAATGTTGAAATTTTAGATGATAAGGAGGTGAAAGTTAAAACTATGAGTAATGAAGAAGTTTTTGAAAAGCTAGATGGGATTTCTACTAAAGTAGTTTCTGCTTCTGAGGATGATAATAAATGGATAAAACCATTTATTAAGTTTATGAAGTCTTTATCTTCTAAGGAAGGGGAACAAGTAAAAGTCAATGAGCTTTCCCATGATGATGTTAGGTATACCATTCAAGGTATGCTGTTCGAGGCTTTTAAGACACCTGATAATGAGACTCCTTCAGTATATATAAGGGATGTGTTTGATTCATATTTTGTTTTTGAAGCCAAGGGTAAGCTCTATAAGCAAAATTACTCTGTAGATTCAGATGATCAGTTGACTCTTAATGGTTCTGTTGTTGAGGTTAAATTGAAATCTGAATATGTTGAACTTTCTAAGTCCCAGGAAAGTGAGACAGATACTTCTGTGAAGAAAGCAAACGCAGAAGAGGATAATGGGGAAGAAGAACAAATTAATA